ACTACTCCGGCAAGCGTTGTGAGCGTCCCGGCGAAGTCGACTGCCAGGCGATCCCCGGCCGCGAGCTGGAGGTCGCTCTCGGTTGTGGAAAGCGCTCCCACCTGTGGAGTGTTCGCCGTGCCTTTGAGATCAAAGCCAGCTCCGGCGTTGTTGGTCAGCAGGTTGGTGCCCGCGCCAGGTGCGTTCGTGCCGGTGTCTTTGGTCACCTGAACGTTCACCGCGCCGGCGTCGTTGCCGGCGACAGAGTGCACCTCGCGGATTCCCACAACTTGATAGGCTCGGTTTGCGATGAAGAAAGCCTGGTCAGCGAGCGAGCCGTTCGCCAGCATCGAGTAGGTTTCGACCACTTCGAGTGGCGCGACGCTCCCGCCACGTTTCGCACTTCCAAACTGTGTTTCTCCTCTTGCCATAGCTTCCTCTTCGGGGGTGATGTACTGGCGAGGCGGCTTTTGATGGGACAGGCCTTCCCACCGCCTCGCCGTGAAGACGAGCGGCCCCCGTTCGCTCGTCAACCTCGTTCAAAAATTCAGCCGCGCCCGCCCGGTGAGTTCTTGCCCGCTGCTAGGGATCAGACGTGAGCACGAAATTCATTCGGGCGCGGCTTTCTCTTACGCTCCTGGACTGCCGAACCAGCCGAGATACCCGCTCCAGCCGTGGCTCATCCGAAACCACATCGCTGTCTTCACTGAGCGAGAATCGAAGTCGATGTCGTGCACCGTGTTCGGTTTCTCTCTCCAGTAGTAGCGCAGCTCCGTGTCCTCGGGATCGGCCGCGACGAACCACGCGTCAGGGTCGGTGAGGTAGTCGTAGACGAAGTAGTCGCTGAAAGACGACATTCCGCTCCGGTGGCGGAACGCGTTCACGGTGTTATTCGCCGTGTCGCTTCTCAGTGTGCCGGTCAGGATCTCCGCTGCTGCGAACTCCAGATCGGCAGGCACGACTAGCCTCGTCATCGGTATGCGTTTCTTGTGTCCGCGATGGTTCTTCCAGTTCCGACAGGCGGTCAGCGCGAGCTCGAGCTGAGGCACGTCCAGGTCCGCGGCCACCGTGAGGCGGTTGGACTGGGTCCCTCCACCACGAAGCGGATGCGCAGTCGAGAACAGCGCCACGCCGTCCGGACCGAGGAATGACGAGCTGAACCCGTTGTTCAGGTCAGCCGCGGCATCAACCTCGATTGTCTCGGCTGCCGAAGCGCCGAGCTCCTGTCCGAGCCGCTTGATGAACCCGAACTTGTCGTCGTCGATCGCCACCCGCGTCGACTTGAAGCCTAGCGCCCACTGTCCGTGGGTGTAGGTCTTGTCATACGCTTGCAGCGGCTCGTCGTAGCGGACGTTTCCGCCCTCGTTCACCTGTGAAAACAGGCCGAACCCAGTCACTTCCGTGGTCTGCTCGATCGAGCGATCGGAGTCCATCATGCGGAAGATCTTCGTGTACTGAGATGCCCACCGCTTGTAGCGGTCGTAGATGACCTGGTCGATTGCCGGAAGCATATCGACCAGGAAGAGATCTGAAAATTGTGCTCTGACTATCATTGTCTCTCTCTCCTTTAGGGCTGGTCGTTACACACCCGCGACCTCAGCGGTCATCCGGTGCTTGTTGAACTGGATTTCGATTCGGGCATTCGCTCCGTGCGCATTGTCGGGCACGTTGAAAAGCCTGCGCAGCTTGACATCCAGCGTGGCGGTCACTGCTGCTGTTGCCTCATCGATCTGGTGCTTCGACTGCTGATTGGTCGTGTCGCCGGCGGTCAGCACCAGGTTCGCGTTGAGGCCGAGATCGGCTGCCGCTATTCCGTCGGTGCTGTTGTTGTCTTGCGCCTCGAAGAGGCACAAGGGATCAGTGATCACCAGGTGAGTAGTAGCTGTGGACGCCGCGCCAAAATTGAGCGCGACGCCGCTGTATCGAGTAGTGCCGGGAGTGGCTGAAGCTTCGATCGAGTTGTCTGCTACGCGGTTGACCGCGTCGAATATAAAGATCGCAGTGCCGTAGCCCACGACCTTGGAGAACTCTTCGACTTCGAAGCCGCCGCCGTGGATCGTGCCGATAGGCCTGAGTCCGTGCGGATTGTTAACGTTCGCCATTGGAATTCCTCGGGGCTCTCTGGTCGGTCCGGCCTACTTCACTCACCCTCGGAAGCTCTCGACTCCGATAACCGCCGCGCCGCCTCTTCCCTTCTTGCGCGGATCGTTATCGGTCAAAACTTCGCCTCGCCTGAGCACCTGCACGGCGCCGCCCGACTCGTGCTCGAGTCTTTCGGCTGCTTCGTCGTATTGCTCGCGGGCTTGCTGAACGGCGTCGAGTGACGCCTGTTGAAATCTCTTGTTGCGCCTGACTGCCTCGTCGATCGGCATCGAGGCGATGACTTGTCCCGCGACTTCGATGGCCTTGCCTTCTTGGTCGCGCTCAACTTCCCAGTTGCGCATTCCGCGACGGCCGATCACTCGCGGGCTCATCACGCGGTAGGACCTTCCGGGCCTTCTGATCTTGTCCACCGCTTCGCGCATCGGGTCGGGGCCGTTCTCCGGATCGTCTCGCCGGTGCTCGATCATTCCTTCCCAGGCGTCTCGCGTCACTTGCGTCATCGGGCCTCGCTCTTCAAATGCAGCCTGGCGCTCGGCGATCTGGGCGTCGTTTGAGTAGGCTTCGGGCAGATCGCTCTTGTTGAAACCGGCGTTCGCCGCCGCCGCTTTCGCTTTAGCGCGTGACTTCGCTGGCTTCTTGCTCGAGCTGCTCTCGCCGGTTGTGGCGCTGCGAGATCTCGCCTTGTCGATGATCGACTCCGACTTCTGACTTCTGACTTCCTGGGACATTTCCCTGACTCCGCGTCAGGGGCTTACAAAAAACCTGATTGGGCCTGTGGGGTTGCCGTTCTCTCTCGGCCGTCGCACCACTCAGCAGGTGTCGCAGGCGCTAATTGAATAGATCGCCGGGCTGGACCGTGTCGATCGTGCCCGGTTCTCTGGCGCTACTGAAGCGCACCTTGTCTTTGGTGAAGGGTCCGCCGAGAAAGCCTGGCCGTTTCACGAATATCGCGTAGACCAGTCCGCCTTGTTCGTCACGTTCACCGGTGAAGTAGTTGAAGACCACTTCCGCCGGCACTTTCGTGGCGTAGGTCCCATTCGAAAATTGATAAATCGCGCCGCCTTCTTCTGGCGTGAGCTGATAGTAGACTCGCGCTCCGTTGAGTCCCGCTGCGTCGATGTCCGAGGACACGACGCCGCGGCCGGAGTTTCGATCCTTGGCTGAGGCGGTCTGAAGATTTGAAAAAAATGAGATCAGTGTTAAGAGTGCTGCGGCGAATACCATTCCGGCGAGAGCGCCTTTCATCGCGAGTTTCATGTAGGGTTCCTCAGAAGGGGGTGGGACAACTAACCTTTCGGGACGCCTGCTATCCGCACGCCTCGGCTCGCGCGCGATGCGTAATCTTTTTCGCTGATGCCGAACTTCTTCGCGATCATTCTCTGTGAGTCGGTCAGGCCCTCGTTGTCGCGGCCCTCGGCTGGATTGCGCCGGCGAGAACCAGTCTGGCCCTGTTGCTCGGCAATCCGCTCAAGACGGTCCTCGTCGCTCTCTCCTCGCTCTTCTCTTTTTGTTGGTTTGCTGATCCGGCCCTGCCTGGTGAGGTTGGCATACGCGAGGTCCGCGGCGATGCCCAGGAGGTTGGGTATGTCGACGCCTTGCGCCTTCAGAGAATCGATCTGCTTGAGAGTTTCCTGATGAAGCTCAGATTTGACATCGGTGATCTCCGGATGTCGGGCCTGAACCTGTGCGGCCGTCTCCACCTGTGCCCATCGAGTTTCGAGCTGTTGGTTCACCTCAGACTCAGAAACAAATCCGAGTTTTCGGAACGCAGACTTGATCTTCTTGCGGTCTCCTGTCGCGAGAACTTCGACGAGGTCCTCTTGTTCCTCTTCCTCGCGCTCCGAATCTTCCCGCCCTTCGTCGTTGGCCAGCCTCGATGTCGTCTGTCGCCGCTGAGTGCCGTCGTACTGTTCCTTCCAGTACTGCTTCGTCTCTTTCTCAGAGTCGACCTGGCCTTTCAGTTTCGCGTTGTCGGATTCGAGTTGCGCGACACGTGCTTCGAAGTCTGGTTTGTCTTCTTCGGTGGGTTTGTCTGGAGTATCGCCGTCGCCAATCAGCTCCATCGAGCCGGCGAGGTCCTCGGCTTGTTCTATGCTTCGGGACATTCGGACTCCTGGCGGGGCTCGGGTCAAGCACTGGGCCTGGAAGGTTCCGGTCCGGTAGAGAGGGTGAAACACCCGGACCGGAATGCTCCAATCGGTCGTAGCAAAAGGAGCGTTCGTGCTTGTCGGCTCAATCCTAGCACCCGGCTTCCTTGCGTCAATAGTTTTCCCCGGAAGCCATGGCTTCTGGTGATCGCCGCCTGGCTATCTCTCGCTCGGCGATGCAACGCGGACATTGATCAGCCAGGTGTTTGAGCTTCTTGCCGCGTCGCTTCTCCCATCCGCGTCGCGCGATGACCACGGTCACTTCGCCGTAGCGATGATTCGGTAGAGTTGCCATCACTCACTCCCTTTGTATAGACTCCGCTCCGGCGACCTTAGCAGTTGCCCTGGGCCGCGCTCTCCGATTCCCGGCCGTCGTGCCGGGCGAGGGCGCGGCAAACTCATTTAGCTCGCCGACAGAGAGTCACCTGCTTGGCGTTCAGCCACAGTGTTGACTTTGAGTCTCCCGGATACATCGGCTCGTCGGTCTCGATCTGGACGTTGCAGTATTCGTCGGTTGGATTTGCCGACTTGATGACGCCTTCGACGACCACGTGGTCGCCGACTCGCAGCTCGGTCCCATTCACATCGCGCATGACTTTTCTCCGAAGGGGTCTACTTGTAGCCGGCCAGCTTCTTGATTCGCTCGTACAAGGTGCCTCGAAAGAATCCCGACCTAGGCGCGTATTTCGCCTCACACAGCTTGCAGAGGACCTGGTAGATTCCGTCTTTTGGAACGACGACCATCCTCACGCTCTCCAGGCTTCTGCGCTGGAGCTCTCCGAATGTAAGGCCGCACACCTGACAACCGCGCGGCATCTCGCCGGCGAGAATCTTCAAGGCGTGGTAATGCCAGTCGAGGCAGGTCAGGCAGGTATAGCCTTCGTTCTCGTCGCCGCGGCATTCACCAAAAGACCTGGTCTTAAAACAAAGCTTGCAGCGTGCGCCGATCAACAGAGCCGGACTCACCATTTCACACACTCGTTTTCCGGGGGTCCTCTTACTTACTTAAAGAAGGAGGCAGCGAAGAGGCCGACCGCGGTCCCGATCGCGTAGAAGGGGATCACCAAACGGTCGTGCGATGCGATGTCGCGGATGATGTAGGAGTAGACGATCGTTCCGCTGTAGGTCCAGATGAGCAAGGTGAGGGGGTAGCTTCCAGAGGTGAGCAGCTTCGTCTGCACTCCGCAGAGTCCCATCCAGAAGAAGCCGATGGCGATCGAGTACGCGCGAGGATACCGGCCTCCGAGGGAGGACACACCACACTTGAACGTAGTCAAAGCCCTCCGCAAAACCGTTTCCTTCTTCTGATTGCTCGGGTCCGAGGCCGCGTTTGTATGATTCTCAGCCATCCAGTTTCTTATGTAAAGAAATTACTTTTCTTCGGGGATGCCGCGCTCCTCGAGATCTTTGCGCATAACAGCGATGATCAGCTCCCGGCCGCCCTCGATAAGCTTGAGGGTGCGAATTGCTCCCTGGAGTTCGCCGAGCTGCTCCGGTTTGCAGGTTTCTAGCTGTGCCTGCCAGCGCTCGCGTTGTCTTCTCGCCCAATCGAGAAACCGAATGAAGCCGCGGTGCTCACCGAGCTCGATCATGTATTTCAAGTCGAGGGCATCGGGACTCGGGCTAGTAGTTTTCGCTTTGGCCACTTGTTCCTCCTGTCGCCGTCGTCGTCGCCGCGCCTGCCGGCGGGCTCGCCAGACTCGGCGGGGCTGCAGAGTTTCCCCCGCCGGCGCCGGGCATCAACTGCCCGATCATCGGCGCGAGCGCGCTTGCCATCGCCTGGGCCTGAGCCTTTTCGATTTTCGCCTGTTGGGTCTGCTGAATGTGCTCAAGCATCTTAGCGATCGCGTCCGGGTCTCTGTCCTGGGGAGGGGCCTGGCTTGCTTCGAACACCTGGGCGAGGTGGCGCTGTAGATGGAAGTCGTCGATGTCTTCCGGGTGAACGTAGATCTCTTCACCTTGCAGCACGAGCGCCCATTCCTGGTCCGGAGTCTTCGGCATAGTGTCCGGCGGTTCCGGGATCAGGTTGCGGAAGTTGTCGTCGCCCATGGCTTTGTGCACTTCGTTGGTCACATACCACAGCGCGCGAGGGTTCGTCTGAATGAGCGGGTTCGTCACGTCAACCTGGTAGAGCTGGAGCTTTTGCTGTTTGATCTGCTCGCGGCTGTGAGCCGAGGTTGCGAACCGCAGATCGAAGTCCATCTTGCCGGCTCGTTCCTTTGCGGTGAGAACTGCTCCTCCATCCTTCGTGTCGAACAGGCCTTTCGCTTGCTCCTCCGTCACCCGAAAGAACTGTTGAGCGCTCGCGTACTGACAATCGATTTCCCAGAAGTGCTGGAGCATAAGTCGCAGGTCCTCGCGCAGCATGAAGGTCTCAAGCGAGCCTCTGACGTCGCCCTGGCCGAGAAAGAGTTGAGTCTGCCCGAGCGTCCGCGGTGCGTTGGGTCTGTCGATCGCGCGGCCGACGTTCATATCCGTTTGCCCGGTCAGTCGCTCGGTCATCGCCATGAGGTCCTGCTTGCGCATGACCGCGTACTCGAGATTCGGTCTGAGATCGAGTGTTTTCACGTTCTGAGGGTTCGCGGTCGGGATGGCCATACGCGGTTCGTAGCGGAAGGTGTCCGGGTCGAAGCCGTCACCGGGCTGGTAGAAGATCGGCGGACCGACCGTCATCTCGCCGCCCTCGACAGTGAGGTTGTCGACCACTGTCAGTTCCGTCTCCAGGTCTTCGAGCAGCTCGGCGAGGCCTGCGCACCAGTACGAACCGTCCTTGGTCATCGAGGCCTCGACGAACGGACGCCGGCGACGCATCTTCGGATAGAGATCGGCGAGACCCTGCGCGCTGATGAGTAGCTGAATGTCCTTGATGTAGCGACAGACAATCTCGGTCTCCTTCTTCTCGCGTCGATCGAAGTTGTCTTCCGCTCCGTCGAGTTTCCCTTTCAGCATCCGCCTGCGGCCGTACCACTCCCACACTTCCAGCGAGCAGTGACCAGAGAGCGAGCCTTCATAGAGCACGCCCTCGGCGAGGTCCTTGGCCTTCTTCACGGTTTCGGATGATGAGTCTCGCTGCCGTGAGTTCGATTCGGCCGCGCGATAGATCTCTTCCCAGTGCTCGGTGATCCCGGTGTAGATGCCCTGCCGCTCGCCTTCGAGCAGATCGTCCGGGGTCAGTCGCACGCGTCGAATGACAAAGCTGAAGTCGTGGATCGTCTCCGCGTCTTCCGCCGGCACGATGATGTCGTCAGGCCAGAGCGGTTCGAAGCCTGGTCCGTCGTAGTCGATCTCCGGAACATCTGAGCCGGGCACGTCAAAGGTTTCGACCTTGTAAGGAGAGTAGGCGTGTGCGCGTCCGAAGAGGTTCTTACGGAAGATGAAGACTGCCAGCTTTGAGGTGATCCCCATCGACTTGAAGACTCGCCACGTCATGTAGCGGCCCTGCTTGTGTACGTTCGCCTGGTCAGAGGGACCTGTGGGCACGCTCACAATTTCGGCGTCGTCTCCGAGCAGCGCGTCGATCTCTTTCGCCCATTTCAGAAAGACCTGGCTTTTAACCAGGGGCACGTTGAAGTTGCTCTTGCCCTCCGCGCCGCCTTCCATTCCTACGCGCGCACGCCAGCGCAGATAGTGACCAGTGAAGCGCTCCATTCGTATCTCGTGGTCGCCGATCGCCGTGTAGTAGTCGTCTTCGATGCACCGGCCGATCCGATCGCGCTCGCGTTTGGAGAGCTTCAGTTGTGTTGTGGCGTTTGCTGTGAATTGCTCAGGCTCTTCTGATGTGAGGCCTGGCTGCTCGTCGTCCTGTTCGTATGTCACGTCCCGGTCCTACCGGGGTGCTTGTGAAGGTGTGGCCTGTGGTTTCCCGGAGGGCTGCTTCGAAGGCCTGCTTGCCGCGGGGGACGTGCAGATGAAAGAACCGTGCGAGGTGCGACAGCTCATAAGGGGTGAGCTGACTGACGTGCCGGCCTGCCACTCCGATCGGAAGCAGATAGTCGCGCAGGTTGAAGCCACGCGCGCGGAGCCGCTCGTCGAGGCTCAAGACGAACATCTCCACCCGCCCGAACTCCAGAGAGGCGAGGATATCGTACACGATCTTCTTGAGCTCGTCTCCACTCATTCGAAATCGCCTCTCACCAGCTTGTGCTTGAAACGCTCGAGCTCCCACAAGTGACGATGGCCGTCTGAGTAGGAGCTGGCGTAGTAGGGTTTGCCGTCCGCGGTCCTGCCGATGATCAGGACCTCGGTGCACTCCTTGGCGCTCTCACACACACGCTCAACTGGAAGGTCGACTGTTGTGAAGATGTCCATCTTTAGCAGCTTGCCCATTATCGACCCCTCACTTTGATTAGATTCCCGCGGGCCTGCTCACGCGCGGTCTGACCGTAACGCTTCGGCTGGTGCAGTTTGCGATCGTCTTTGTAGCTACGGGGAGCGTGCGGGGCCTCAATTCGCCCGATCTCAGCGAGCGCCAGCGAAATCACTGTGTCGTCGTGGCAGCCCTCCTGAGCCTGCGCTTTATTGTCGCGGATTACAAAGCTGTGACACTCGCGAATCGTCACCTTATCGTGGAGGATCAGGTCGCGCTCCATCAGGGCTCGGTCGAGCGCTGATATCAACATCGGCCGGGTGTTGGGCTTGGTCATCCAGCCGAGCTTGCGCGTGATTTTCTTGGTACTCTCGTCAACCGTGCGACGGTGATACAGCCGATCGATGGGATAGCCGAGATGAAGCATCTCGTTCATTGTGGCGAGGCCAGCTCCATAGGTGGAACCTCCTACCTCGAGCACCAGGTAGGCCCAGTTGTACCAGCGGCCGAGCTCGTAGAGGTAGTAGCCGAATGCCGCGGGCTCCAGTCGCTCTCGCAGCATCGCCACCTGCTCGCCCATCTCCCGTTCCAGGACCTGGGCGACCGAGAAGTCCGGATCGGCCGTTCCGTTTCCTTCATTGGCATCCTGCCCGTCGGCGGTATCCGCGCCGATGATGTACTCACGATGGTTGCTGGGTTTCTTGTAGAGGCTGATCTCGCCTCGTTCCCGCGGCTCAAATCTGAGGACCTCTTTCGTGCCGATGCGATGAGTGACCAGCCCGCCGACTTCCGGTTCGAGCATCGGCATCCAGTTGAAAAACGCCGGATCAAAGCGCGGCCGGCCGGAGACCAGGAACGCCTCTTCGGGACAGCTCGGGTATTCCTGCCTGAACAGTCGCGGGTCGCCTTCGCATTTGTTGGCGATCGCCCATCGCCGCCAGTGGAGCTGCTCGAGGTCCAGGTTGTACTTCTGCTTTAGCTGCCACTCTTCGTCTCTCAGAGTGTTCTGGAAGGCGTCGGGAGCCATGTGCAGCTTCATTCGATAGCGCGGCTCCTCAAACCAGGCAAAGAAGATCGGGACGTACGCTGAGTCTTTCGCGGGATCGCAGGCCTCTTCCCACTTCTCGTAGAACGGCCCGCCTAATCCGTTCGCCGTGCTCTCGATGATCACCATCGTGTCCGGATCGTCGGGCACGGCCTGAATTAACCCCGTCATCAGCTTCGTGGCGTCGCGGTAGAAGGCGTACTCGGAGAGGTGGACTCGTCGAAGCGTGAAGGAGCGCCCGACCTTCACGTTGTTCGCCGTCCCCGTGAGGATCATTGACTCGTTGTCCCACTTCAGAAGCCCCTGCGTATCAGTCTCCAGCTCGGGCAGCTCCAGCACGCCCATGAACGGGCTGTAGTTGTCTTGAAAGCCCTTGTAGTAGCCGAAGAGGTTCTGCGCGGCCTTGTCTTCGTGGGCGACGACGAGGGTGTGTTGCCCGTCGATGAAGGGAGTCCGTTTGAAGAAGACGCCGGCGGTCGCGGTTGAGAATCCGACCTGGCGCGCTTTGAGGATGATGGCGCGGACCGGTAGCTTGCGCTCGACTTGTTGCGCGATGGCGTCGTGTAGCTTGCGCTGCGCCGGTCGCCAGATCATCGGCACGCGTTGCCCGCGCTCGTCGAGGACGGTCAGCGATTGGCGACAAAACTCCTCGTCATCCTCGAATCCGCTGAGGATGTGATGGAACGTGTCTATGACCTGGGCTGAGGTGACCTTATCGCGTGGCAACCGGATCACTCGATCCGGGGGACGGTTTGCTGGGTAGGCCTGGACTGATTGCGATCTTCCCGCTGGCGAGTACGTTTCCGGCCATGTAGAGTCCAACGACCCACTTGACCACGTCGCCGAACACTGACGCGTCGACCTTGCCGAGCAAAAGCATCAGAGCGGCCAGCCCGATGACGAGCAGTGTGATGATGAATTTGCGGAGTCCCTGGACCTTCACGCGGCTTTCACCAAGCGCAGCAGGCCGTCAACCGCCTCGGCGAATTTCTTCGGCAGCTTCGCCTGGCCGAACTTTTTCGCGACGAGCTTGAGCCGGTCTTCCTTCTCGTGCGGGTTGTGCTGCTTCACCCACTCGCTGACCTGGGCCTCGCTGGTCAGCTCGATCGCACACTTCTTGTAGGGCGGGCTGAAGGTTTTCTCCACGTCGAACTCGACGAGTACACGGAAGGCGCAGCTCGCTTCCACGCGTTCGCGGTTCTTAACGGCCGCGATGATCTTCGTCTCGCGGTCGTCGCGCTCGACCTTCAGTTCCTTCAGCGCCTTCTCTGACTCTTTGATCAGCGCGCAGAGGCCGTGGTAGTGCTGAACTTCCGTTGCTTTGATCATTTGAGGTCCTCCAGACAGGTCACCGACTCTGCCTCCGGAACTTCGAACAATGAGGCGGCTTCCGCGTCGGTCAGTCCCTCGATGGCAAAGCGCATCCAGATAGCGCGAATAGTCCGGCGCTCGTCGAATCGGCCATCCACCAACAGGTTGGGCCGCTCTCGCCACCACAGCCGCCGGCCTGTTGGCTTCTCTCCGAAGACTCGCTGGAATCGTTCCCTGATGTGCCCGACTAGTTTATCTATCGCCTGTCGCTCGTTCTGCTCGCGAGTAGCGAGGCCGAAGGTACGCACCGGGTAGACGCCCTCGACTGGCAAGCCGGTTATGACGTGCGGAGCCGCGGCGAACAGTGCACTGATCCACTCTTCCAGCTTCAGCAGCTCGTAATCGATGAAGGTTACTGTCCCGTGAGGAATCTCGCTCGTAAAGCCTTTCTTCATTTGTCCCCCTTTCAGCAGACGATCTCTCCCTTGGGGACAATGATGCGGTTGAGCGAGCACACGCGGCCGTCTGCGATCACTTCTTCTTCGATCTCTTCTTTGAATCGCCGGAGCGAGACCATCAGACCAGTCGCGTCAGAAAACATCTTAGCGAGCCCGCGGATGAAAGGCAGCTCTTCTCGCAGCGCCGAGACCAGAGTGACCGTGCCGTGCTCTTCTGTCGTCACTCGGATCAAAGTCTCGGAAGCCGGCACGGTCGCGCCGGCGGCAGTCTTCTCAGCCGGGTAGTGCGCGACGTAGGCCCACAGCGCACCCGCTCGCTCGAGCCTCACCAGATTCGGCTGCTTCTGTGCTTCCACTTCGACCAGGTCGTCTTTGTTCTGCTCTTGCTGATCGTCCATCGGGTTCCTCCTCACTGCACACTGCGGCTCGCGAGATTCTCATCGGCCAGCGGATCGTCGCCGGCTTTCGCTCTCTCGACGAAGTCCTGATACATCTCCACCATCTCAGAATACGTGAGACCACGTCGAGTTTTCTTGTCGACTCTCGGTCGAAGCGTCGAGGATAGTTGGATCATGTTGCGGATCGCCGTCTGCCTGGCGCGGTGATCGGGCGCCCCTGTCTCTTCGCCCATGAAAACATCGTTCGCCTCGAAGCCTTCCTCGATCTTCAGCAGCATCGTATCGAACAGCCTATCAATCTTGTCGCGGTGACGTTCGACGAGCTCGGCGATGCGATCCTGCACGACCTGGTCAGCGCGATATCGTTTGACCTGGCGCGTTGAAACTCCGAGCGCCTGGGCGATCTCGCTCTGTTTCTTGCCGGCGGCGATCATTCCCGCGGCGAGCTTCTTACGGACGTTGCTTTTCCTGACGGGTGAGGGGACAGCGGGTTTCTTCCGGTTTCGAGCCACAAGGATCGAGTCCGGGGGATTGATTGTGCGGGCCTGATACTTCGCGGGAAGGATAAGACTAGCGGCCAGGTTCTACAACAGTTTTCCACTCACGCAGCTTCGCAATGACTTCGATGTAGTCCAGGGCAGCCATCACTTCTCGTCTATCTTCTTTGCCTTGCCAGTACTCCCGGCCCTCCGCAAGTGTGAAGTCGCGACAACCTACCTGGACGCGTAGCACGCCGTCTTTCAGCCAGCCGAACGCGTGCCAGCCATTAGGCCAACCAGCGATTATCACTTCGAGGTACGCGCCTCGGAGGTACGCGCCTCCGAGGTTCGCGCCTCCGAGGTTCGCGCCTTCGAGGTACGCGCCTTCGAGGTACGCGCCTCCGAGGTTCGCGCCTCCGAGGTTCGCGCCTCGGA